TACCTGCAAAGGAGATTCGCATGACAATCTTAACCAGAAACCCAACTAACACAAATTTATTACAACCTACAAAATTTTTAATGTCGTTTGATAGGATACGAGATACTCAGTATTTTTTACAAGCGGTTAATTTACCAGGAATTACTGGTCAACAAATACGTGTACCAACTCCAGGTTTAGATTACTATTCTGCTGGTGATAAAATTGAATATAACAACTTATCAATTACCTTTATATTAGATGAAGAAATGTTGTCATGGAGAAATATACATAAATGGTTTCGTTCTTTTGCTTCACCAGAAGGAACCACTGAAAGAAAGGCCTTGGCTGAGATACAAGAACCTGCTTCAATATATGAAAAGTCTCCGTATTCGGATGGTATATTAAACATACTAACAAATTTAAATAACACCAATTTTAGAATAGACTTCTACAATTTATTTCCTATTTCTCTATCAGATGTCGATTTTGATACCAGATTATCGGCAGATCATACCATGACCGCAACAGCCACTTTTGTTTATGACTATTATAACATATATGATACCGCACCAGATACACACACTGGACTGTCATTGTAACATTACTTGACACGGTAACATAAGTTATGTTATAATGCAATTTTAATGTTATTTTTGGATATATTATGGAATCTTTAGAATCAGTTTTAAAATTATGGGAAAATGATGCAGTGATTGACCAGACAGAACCGGGTAAAGAACTGATACGCATACCAACTCTACACAATAAGTACCTTACAATTCTCACTAAACATAAAATTGCCACTAAGAAGGCACATTTTGATTATCTACGTATGCGTAAAATCAAGTGGGAATATTATACAGGTAAGATGTCACACGAAGAATTGAAAGAGTATGGATGGGAACCATTTCAGTTCACCTTGAAATCCGACATATCTACATACTTAGAAGCAGACGGAGATTTAATTAAACTTCTGGAAAAGAAAGTATATCACGAAGAAGTGGTATCTGTAATTGAATCTATTATGAGTGAGTTGAAACAGAGAACGTGGCAACTCAGAGATTTTATATCGTGGGAGAAGTTTATAGGTGGACAGTGATTTATTAATTTCTAAAAAGAATGAGGTATATGCAACTATAGAATGTGAAAGACATCTTGCAAAAGAATTGTCCGAATTTTTCACATTCTTTGTACCTGGACACCAATTCACTCCGGCATTCAGAAACAGAATATGGGACGGTAAAATACGTCTATTTGATTCAAGAAACAATACCATATATCTTGGGTTACTATCTTATATAGAAGAATTCTGTCGAGAAAGAAATTATACATTTGAGTATGATGATACCAGACCAGATGTAGAAGATGAATTCAGTATATACCATGCGAAAAAATTCGCCGATTCGTTGAATTTATACGCTCACGGTAAACCAATTACGGTAGAACAACATCAACTAGAAGCCTTTGTTGAGGCCATGCAAGCACGTAGGAAGTTATTAGTATCACCTACATCATCTGGTAAATCTCTAATCATTTACCTTATATTCAGACAACTACTAGATTACCAAAAACTTAAAGGTCTTATAATTGTTCCGACTACTTCTCTGGTCGAACAATTATATTCAGACTTTGCAGATTATTCCACAGAGAATGAATTTAGTGTGGAAGATAATGTTCACCGCATTTATCAAGGTAAAGAAAAAGATACTAAGAAATCTTTGACCATATCCACATGGCAATCACTTTATAAATTACCTAAAGAATACTTTGAACAATTCGATTATATTATAGGTGACGAAGCACACCTATTCAAGGCACAATCTCTCGCCACTATAATGACATCATGTACTAATACCAAATATAGAGTTGGTTTAACGGGCACATTAGATGGAACAAAAACACATAAGTTAGTATTGGAAGGTTTGTTTGGCCGTGCAAAACATGTTATCACAACCAGAGAACTTATAGACTCAGGTAAGGTATCAGATTTTCAAATAAAATGTTTGGTATTAAAACACAATGATTCAATCTGTAAAGAACTACAGAGTAAATCTTATCAAGATGAAATACAGTATCTTATTACGAATGAAGAAAGAAATAAATTCATCAAAAACCTTGCCATAAGTTTAGGTACAAATACCTTAGTTCTCTATCAAATGGTTGACAAACATGGCCAAATATTGTATGATATGATACGTAACACCGAGAAGTTAGGAGAACGAAAAGTATTCTTTGTTCACGGTGGTACAGAAACATCCGATAGAGAAGAAATTAGAAGGATTATGGAGATAGAAAAAGATGCTATTGTTGTTGCTTCTTATGGTACTTTCAGTACGGGTATTAATATTAGAAATCTACACAACATCATCTTTGCGAGTCCCTCCAAATCGAGAGTGCGAAACTTGCAATCGATTGGTCGTGGACTTAGAAAATCAGAAGGTAAAGAAATAGCAACATTATATGATATTGCGGATGATCTGAGAGTTAAACAACATATGAATTTTACTTTGAAACACTTTGTAGAAAGAGTAAAGATATATACAGAGGAGAAGTTCCCATTCAAAATCTATAAGATAGGACTTAAAAATGATGGTAAAAATAATTAGATTAAAGAGTGGTGAAGATATTATTGGTATGTGTAATGCCTTTAGTAAAGAAGAAATGGATATTTTTGAACCTATGACAGTCGATGTGGAAACTAGAGGCACTTATGCAGGTCAGCTTATTATGGCCAATTGGTTGCCTGTCAATCTTATCAAAGAAAATAAAACTACGTTAAAAACGGAAGATATTTTAATGATGATGGATCCAGAAGATGCATTTATTGAATATTATAATAATATGGTTGATAAGTTAAAAGAGGCAATACAGGCCAAACGTGATGTGCAAGATATGTCGGATGAACAAATAACAGAAATATTAAATGCGATGGAGAATCCAGAATCTAGGGTTCTCCATTAGGATTATTAACATCATAGGGGGACATACTCGATATTACAGAATGTCAAGCCCAATGTCAACAACTTTATGTGGTATATTTTATGAGCAAACAGAAACACTATATTAATAATGGCGATTTCCTCAAGGCCTTAGTAGATTTTAAAGAATCTTGTGACTTAGCCGAAAAAGAAAATAAACCGAAACCTTCAATACCAAACTATATTGGAGAATGTTTTATGAAGATTGCCGAAGGCTTATCTCACAAGCCAAACTTCATAAACTATCCACATAAGGATGAAATGATTGGAGATGGTATCGAAAACTGCCTCATGTATTTTGAGAATTTTGATCCAGCTAAGAGTAAGAACCCTTTTGCCTACTTTACACAGATTATTTACTATGCGTTCCTAAGACGCATACAAAAAGAAAAGAAACAACTATACGTCAAGTATAAGGCCACCGAACAATTTGGTATTCTTGATGAAGGTGAAATGATGGAAATGGATGATGTAATGGTTCGGCAATTCGAACTTTATGAGAATATATCCGAATTCATAGAAACATATGAAGAAAGTAAAAAGGCAAAGAAGGCGGTAAATAAGCCTAAAGGTGTTGAAAAGTTCTTAGGAGAGTGATATAATGAAAATCGGATTTGTTGCCTCATGTTTTGATTTGTTCCATGCCGGACATATTATGATGTTGAAGGAAGCCAAGAATCAGTGTGATTACTTAATTGTTGGTCTACAAACTGATCCAACTGTAGATAGACCAGAGAAAAATAAACCAATACAATCCATCTTTGAACGGCATATTCAACTAGAGGCCTGCAAGTATATTGATGAAATTGTGGTATATGCCACAGAAAAAGATTTAATGGATGTGTTGCAATCTTTTCCAATCGATGTACGAATCATTGGAGAAGAATACCAACATAAGAGTTTTACCGGTAAAGAACTACCAATTGAAATATATTATAATAAACGCAGACACAGTTTTAGTACATCAGAATTAAGACAACGTGTTGTTGAACGTGAAAAGGCAAAGAATGAAAGTAGCAATAATAACGGATCAGCACTTCGGAGCTAGAAACGACTCGGTTAACTTCCTTGATTATTATGAGAAATTCTACCGTGATATATTTTTTCCAAAACTAAGAGAAGAAGGCATCAAGACTCTTTTGATTCTTGGTGATACCTTTGATCGCCGGAAGTACGTCAACTTCTATACACTTAAAAGAACCAAAGAGATGTTCTTTGATATACTTGAAACACAAGGAATTGAAGTACATATGTTAGCTGGCAACCATGACACATATTTTAAAAATACCAACGATGTAAATTCAGTAGAACTCTTACTACAAGAATATGGTAATGTTCACGTGATTGATAGTCCAGAAGAAATCTTTGTTGGACCACACCAAATCTGTATGATGCCATGGATATGTCCAGAGAATTATGATGAGAGTATTGAACTATTAAAGAATACCAAAGCTTCAGTTTGTATGGGTCATTTTGAAATTGAAGGTTTTGCCATGTATCGTGGTATGCCATCACATGAGGGATTGGATCGTGGACTGTTTAACAAATTTGACTTTACCTTTAGTGGTCATTATCATCATAAATCTTCTAGTGGCGATATATATTATTTGGGCAATCCTTACGAACTCACATGGCAGGACTATAATGATCCTCGTGGGTTTCATATATTTGATTTGTCTAGCCGACAACTGGAGTTCATACAAAACCCTTTTACCATGTTCCATAAAGTCACCTACGATGACAAACTAGAATCAATAACTGATCTTACCAGTAAAGATTTTTCTTCTTATACAAACACTTATGTGAAAGTGGTAGTAGTGAACAAAACAAACCCATATTTGTTTGACAAGTTCATGAATAACCTGTATAATGTTAATCCAGCAGACATCACCATTGCCGAAGATTTAACTGATTATTCGGAAGGCCTTGATGATGAAATGGTTGACCAAGCGGAAGATACGTTGACAGTATTGAATAAATTTGTTGATAATATTGCTGAAGAAAACATCGACAATAACAAACTGAAAAACATCTTAAAAGAACTTTATGTGGAAGCATTGAATCAAGAACAAGCATGATACTATTTCAAAAAGTAAGATGGAAGAATATATTATCTACTGGTAATGTATTCACAGAGATTGATTTAACTAGATCACCAAATACACTAATTATTGGACATAATGGTGCAGGTAAGTCAACCATTTTGGATGCGTTATGTTTTGGTTTATTTGGTAAACCATTTCGTAAAATTAATAAACCTAATATATTAAACTCAATCAACAACCGTGAAGGATTGGTTGAGATCGAATTCAACATTGGTCGTAAGGCCTATAAGATTGTTCGTGGTCTTAAACCAAATATCTTTGAGATATATGTTGATGGAGTTTTGCTGAACCAAGATGCAGCTGCAAAAGATTACCAAGAAGTGTTAGAGAAGAATATTCTCAAATTAAATTACAAATCTTTTACGCAAGTGGTCATACTTGGTTCAGCTTCTTTTGTTCCTTTTATGCAGTTATCTGCCGCAGACCGCAGAACTATCATAGAAGATTTACTTGATATCAATATTTTCTCATCTATGAATGGGTTGGTAAAAGAACATGTATCTACTCTAAAGGATGATATCAATAGAGGTAAAAGCAGCATAGAATTAATCGAACATAAAATTGAATTACAAAAGGCCAACATTGAAGAACATAAGAAACACAATGATGCCGAAATAGAAAGAAAAAAAGAAGAAATAAAGAAATCTGAATCTGACATTGAATCTTTAAATAAAGATATTGTCCTTATTTTAAAACATGTGGAGGTACTACAAAGTAAAATTACAGATGAGTCATCAACACAAAAGAAAAGTGCCAAGTTATTGGCATTAGAATCTAAACTAGAATCTAAGTTAAAAAAGATCGATAAGGAGGTAACCTTTTATGAGCAAAACGACAACTGCCCAACCTGCAAACAATTTATCGATGAGTCGTTCCGAACTGGACAACTTGATAGAAACAATCAAGCAAAAGGAGAAATCGGAGTTGGACTTGAGGAAATACAAAAACAATTTGAAGAAACAAGTAAAAGGATCCAAGAGATTGAGCAAATAATTAAACACATTCAATCTCAT